CAATTCTTAGTCCTACGCGCAAAACGGTGCTGCCCCGCGCCAAACATTCGGAGATTTTAACAGTGGGCATTATCCCAACAACCGACGCTAATATGAATTTGATAGATAAAGTTATTGGTTTTTTCAGCCCTGCGTCTGCTGTTCAAAGGGTGCTTGCACGGCAGACCTTACACCTAATCGACAAGCAGGGCGAACGGGCGTACGATGCTGCGAGTTTTTCGCGTAGGACTAAGAATTGGTTTGCACCTCGCACATCAGCGACTACCGAAAATGCGCAGGCATTGCAACGGCTACGCGACCGTGCGCGCGAGCTGGTGCGGAACAACTGCTGGGTAGCGAAAGCAATCAACACACTTGCTAATAACGTGGCGGGGTCTGGGATGCGCGCATCGTTTGTAGCCCTAAAAGACAATGAAAGCGAGCGAGCACGCGCAAAGGCTTTGAAAATGCGTTGGCAGGATTGGGCAAACTCTATAGAATGCGACTACGACGATAATTTGAACCTTTACGGGTTACAAAATCTAATTATGCGAACAGTCGCGGAGGGTGGGGAATGTTTGATTTTAAAATACGTTTTGGGGTCAAAGCAAAAAGGGTTTAAGATGCAACTTCGGCTTTTAGAAGGCGATTTTATAGATACGACCAAACACGAAACGCAGGTTGATAATCCCACAAAGGATTACGACTTTTACGGAATCCGACTAAGCCCAACGGGCAAACGGTTGGGGGTTTGGATTTACGATAAGCACCCCGAAAACGGCACGTTTAGCAGCACCCTTTACACGTCCGACAAACTGATTCATGTATTTGAGAAATTGCGCGTAGGGCAGCAGCGAGGCGTTCCAAGTGGTACAAGTGCTTTTATGCGCGTGCGCGATATGGGCGAATACGAAGATGCGCAGTTGATGCGCCAAAAAATTGCAGCTTGTTTTAGTTTGTTTGTGCATAATTCTTCGGGTACGGGCTTGCTTTCGGGCGGTAGAAACCCCGAACCGCAGTCGTCGGATTTGGAGCGGGTAGAACCAGGTATGATTCAATATCTTGCACCAGGCGAAGATATAAAGTTTGCAGTTCCACCGCCGACCGAAGGCTTTTCGGAATATTCCCGACAAGTTTTGCGAGGAATTGCAGGCGCATACGGGATTACATACGAAGCTTTGACCAGCGACTATTCACAAGTGAATTTTTCTAGTGGGAAACTTAGCGCAATAGAGCAAGACAAAAACACCGCCAAATTACAAAGGGACGTTCTGGGCGTAGCGATGCAAAAGATTTATAATTGGTGGGCGGAGGTGGAGGCGCTGAAACTGCCCGACACGGAAAGGTTAGTGGAAGTTCGTGTAGAATGGACAACCCCTAAACGCGATATGATAGACCCACTTAAGGAAGTAAACGCAGCGCGGGCGATGCTTAGCGGTGGGATAAAATCCCCGCAAGAAATTGCGCGAGAAATGGGATTTGATTACGACGATACGATGCAAGAATTTGCCGAAGCGGACAAAATGCGGGATAAACTTGGGGTGAGAGTTGATACAGATGCGCGGTATGTTTTACAAAAAGCTGCGCCAATGGTAGATAATTCTACATCTTCGGGGGAATAGTTTTGTAGTTTGAAAAATTATTTGTATAATTGCGCATAAATTAACGATATGAGCACAAAGCCTAAAGAAATAACCGAACCAACGGGTACGGTTTATAGTGGGCAGCAGACCAGGGCAGCCACTTACGACAAAAACGCAAATACGATAGAATGTATTTTCGCCACACCAACGCCCGTTCCTCGCTGGAGTTGGCGTATCAACGACGGGGAAACTTTTAACGAAGTTCTTTCTATCAAAAAAGAAGCGATAGATTCTACCCGTTTAGATGCTGGGGCAGTTCCTTTTTTGGATAACCACAACGCATACGGCAGCGTGGGAAGCATACAAATCGGGAAGGTTATTAGTTGGGAAATTGTTGGGCAGGAATGCCGTGCAAAAATCCAATTATCTACTGCCGAAGAACACAAAGGAACGGTTGATAACATTATCAACGGGACATACAGCAATATCAGCGTTGGGTATCGGGTATCAGAATACACGGACATCAGCCCAAAACCCGCCAAAATAGCAGTCGGGCAAACCGCACCGAAAGAAACCAAAACTTTTTTAGCTACGAAGTGGGAGGTTTCGGAAATTAGCCTGGTGGCAGTCCCAGCAGACCCGCAGGCGCAAATTCGTAGCGAGCAACAAAATTACATTCAAACTAAATTCAAAATCATGCCTACAGAGGGAACACCACCAGCAGATAACACACAACCGTCGGCTGAACAACTCGCCCAAATTCGTAAAGAAACTGCGTCTTATGCTCACGAAGTAATGGACTTGCAAACTCGTTACAATTTGGAACCCGATTTTGCGAAAAGACATATTGAAGCAGGAACACCAATCGGGGATGTTCGTGCGATTGTTTTGGATAAATTCAAAGCGACCAACCCAGCACCTGCCCCCACAGCAGCAGCGCCCGAAGTTGGCGCAGACCGTGAGCGGGAAGGGAATATCCGTTCGGCTGTAGCGGGCGTTTCCGCACGTATCGGTGGGGTTGTGGCAAAAAGTCTTTCCGAAGAAGAAAAGCGTTTGGGGCAGGATTTCCGCAATATGACTTTGTTGGAAATTGCTGCGGATTGCGTAGAGCGCACGGGCGTAAAAACTCGCGGAATGGATAAAATGGAGCTCGCGAAACGTGCTATTACTAGCACACAAAGCGACTTCCCCATTATCATCAATGATTTGATGAACAAAACCCTTTTGGCGAATTATCAAACGACCGAAAGCACTTGGAAGCGTTTTTGTAGCACGGGCAGCACCAACGATTTCCGCCCGAACTATCGCGTACGCGGTGGCGAACTACCCATTTTAGAAGAAATTACCGAAGCTGGGGAGTACAAAAACATCAAACAGGGCGATGGTAAAATGGAGTCTATCCGCGTGAAAACCGTTGGGGGTATTATTACCCTATCCCGCCAAGCGATTATCAACGACGACTTACAGTTTTTCACCAATCAGGGTTTGCGGTTGTCGCGTTCTGCTGCGCTCACGATTGAACAGGCGGTTTATACTTTATTGGGACTGAATAGTGGCGTAGGTCCAACAATGGCAGACGGTAACGCGTTATTTAGTGCTGCGCATGGTAACCTTATCGCTACGGGTTCGGGTGCTGCGCCTTCGTTTGCTGAAGTACAAAAAATGATAGACCTTTTTGCATTCCAAAAGGATGTAAATGGGAAAAACTATATCGTTGTAAATCCAACGATTGCATTGGCTCCCGTTGCAATCAAAAACCAGCTAAACGTTATCAATCAATCGCAATACAACACCGACACGTCTGGCAAATTCCAAGTGCCGAACATTATCAACGGTGTTTTCCGCGATGTTATTGGTTCGCCTTACCTCACGCAAGCCAAACCAAAAGCATACTACGCTTTTGCAGACCCAGCGATGTATCCAACGATAGAAGTTGCATTTTTAAACGGACAGGAAAGCCCATTCTTTGAAATGGAACAAGGCTTTGACGTGGACGGGGTAAGAATGAAAGGACGACTCGACTTCGGTGTGGCTGCGGTTGATTGGGTTGGCGCGGTACTTAATCAAGGCGAGTAGCTCCAATAGGCTTTTTGAAACTAAACACTCACAAAAACAAACAAGGGAGACAAAACGGTCTCCCTTTACAAATATCTTAAAAAAGTGGCTCAAAACTATATTCAATGTGGGGATACGATTGATTATGTTATCCCTTCTAGCACGACAATCGTCGCAGGGCAAGTTATCGGAATGGGTGTTGGACTTGTTGGCGTGGCTTTGTCTGGCGGAACAGAGGGCGAAAAAATTGCAGTCGCTCGCGAAGGTGTTTTCTCCGTTCCGAAGCTCACTACTACGGGCGAAACTTTTGCGGTAGGTGCGCAAGTTTTTTACGATACGACCGCCAACAAAGCGACTATCGTAAACACAAGCCCAAACCGTTATATCGGGTGTGCGGTAGAATTAGCTGCACAAGCTGACACCGAAGTAAAGGTTGTGTTGATTCCAATCGGGGCGCGCGTGTAGGCGTAACAACTTAAATTAAACATTCCCTTGCTTATAATTCATACGAAAAATGCCGAATCCATTTGACGACCTTAAAAAACAGCTTTTTGATATTACAACGGACACGTTTGGATATAATGCTGAATGGACACCATTAGCGGGAGGCGCAAAGCAAACCGCACGGGTACACTTTAAGAACCCGAATGAGCAGGTCAAAGAGTTTGGCAATTTGGTTTATAAGCCAATCATTTACCGTATGGAGTATAAGCAGGGGGATTTTATTGGTTTGTACGAATTGGTTTTAGCTGCTGGGCGAACATCTGGGGGCGCGAATTTGGAGCGGGTTATTATTGAGGGACAAAACTATCGTTGTCATACCATCAACGCTTTGTACGATGGTGGATATTACGAAGTTGAACTAATCAAAGAATGAGCTATAACACCTTTGAGGGCGCAGTAAAAGCCCGCATTGAACAGCTAAACACACCGACCGCAATTTGCGAAGTTGGATTTTTGCAGGAAGCCGAATTGGATAATAAAGCGCTTGTTTTGCTGCCTCGCGTAGAAGTAGGACTATTGAGTACGACCTTTGAGCCAACATACAACGCAGAAAATGTTATCCAAAAGGAAAAAATATCCATAATGGTAGAGGTGAAACATCGCAATTTGCGCGACACCAACGGGGTATATAATATTGCGGATAAAGTGAAACAGCTACTTATCGGCTTTAAACCATATACCAATGTGGAAAAAATGCAAGTTGTAAAAACCGAACTGTTCCGTATGGGCGATGCTAAAGGCGATTTTGTTTTTCAAATGGAGTTTTCAGCAGTTGGTTATGGTATTCAGTATTTTGTTCCCGACAATTCGCCAAACATTACCCAGATTATCCCAAATATTACAGCCGTAAGACCTTAAAATATTTTTCATTTCAAAAAACCATAGTTATGCCGTATCAGCATGGGGTAGAAGTGGCGGAAGTAGGTAGCGGTTTGCGCACCATTCCCACTTCGGATATAGGGACTATCTTTTTGGTGAGTGTTGCTCCGCAAGGGGACACCGCTACGCCAATCGTTATACAAGACGCATCGCAAGCGTCTATATTTGGAGTCGACCACCCATTAAATTATATGCGGTTGGCATTGAACCAAATTTTTCAGCAAGGTTCTTGTACGGTTGTTTGTGCAAATATATTCAGCCCTGGCGACCATACAATGAATGTTACGAACGACGTGCAAACTGTTCGCGGTGGTCGTTTCCGTTTGGCAAATTTGTACACGCAGGATAATAGTTTGGAAGTAGAAACTACGGCTAGTACGCCCGTTGTGCTTGTGGCTGGTACAGACTACGAATACGATGTAAATACGCAAGTGGTGCGCATTTTAGACCGTACGACTTACCCAGACGGTACAGATTTGCGCGCCAAATACACATCCGTAACCGACGATTTGGACGATGTAAGCGATGCGGACGTAATCGGGACTGTAGCATCAAACGTTTATACGGGCTTGCAAGTCTTGCAAATTACGTACGAACAAACTAAAAAAATCCCACGTTACATTATTAGCCCGTTCTTTGAAACACGTGCTGCGGTAGCTGCGGAAATGGTTAGTAAGGCAGAAAAGTACAATGCACTTGCTTTAATTGCTTCGCCAAAAGATGCAACGGTGGCGGAGGTTATTGCGGGACGTGGTAACCCTGGTGCAGCCGTAGAAAATTTCAATACCGCAAGCAAGCACGCAGTTCTTTTGTATCCGTGGATAGTCGGCACACTACCGTATATCGGGGAGACCGAAAAGATGCCACCAAGTCCGCATATTGCGGGGGCTTTTGCGGTTCGGAGTTTGCAGCGTGGGTTCTGGTTTAGCGGGGATAATTATGCGCTCAAAGGGGTATTAGGGTTGGAAAACGTTTTGACCTTTGACCCTCGCTTTCAAAACAACGAAGCCAATTCGCTAAATGCCGAAGGTGTAGTAGTTGTAATTGGGGCAAACGGTGGCGGGTATAAGATTTGGGGCGCACGCTCCGCAGCTTATCCAAGCGATACGACCGTTGAAACCCAATACAGTATCCGCACCAGCATCAACGTAATTTCTGATAGTTTGACTTTTAGTTTGGTACAATTCGTTGGCGAATCTAATAACGCTGCCCAAATTGATAACATCTTAGCGACTATCAATAATTATTTTAATGGACTACAGCAGCAAGGCGCGGTTGTTGGCTATTCCGCTACCTTCCCACCAACCCCGTACAATCAGCCCGCAGATGTCGCAAATGGTATTCTAAAATTTAAAATTGAATATCTCCCGACAGCATCTACGGAGTACATTTTGCTAAACACCTCAATCAACACCGATTTAGCGCAAGTGCTGGTAACACCTGCATAGCTAAATACAAATTTCTAAATCAGTTATGAAAGTAACCACGCTCACAAACGGCAATTTGTATATGAACGGCACCAGCCGCGCGGGGACTGTTGATTCAATCAAATTACCCGATTTGATGCAAAAAACTCAAGACCTTATGCCGTTGGGTATGATTGGGACGCATCAAGTGCCGACGGGGTTTGAAACTTTTGAACTCACGATGCAAGTTAGCGCATACAACGACGAATTTATGCGCGCAGTTTGTAATCCCTACGTATCTACTAATTTGCAAGTTCGCGGAGAAATTCAGGAACATAATGCCAACGGCACTACTACCACACGGGCATATGCTTGTATGATTACGGGTAGAGCGAAAGGCGTTACGCTGGGAGAGTTCAAAGCGCAAGAACTTGTAAAGCAGGAAGTAACATTTATTTGTTCCGCTATTGAAATGAAAATTGATAATGTGGAACAATTCGCAATCAACCTTTTAACTTCGGTACACCGCATCAATGGGGTGGATGTGAAAGGAAATTATCGCAACACTTTAGGGCTTAATCCATAGCCCAACACCAACTAAAGCAAAGGCAGGAATAAACGCCTGCCTTTTTTAATTACCACCATAAACACAACGAAAAAATGAAAAATCAATCAGCAGAAACCCCAGCAGTTTCTACGCTAAAACTTAGCAATGGGGATATTGTTACGATGAAAAACAATGGGGAAATGACCTATCGCCAACTACGAGATGTTCGGGCTTCGCTCCCCGCAGCGCTCAAAACCGACCAGCAGGAAGTCGGGGTTGCTATTGTGGCAGCATCAATTTTAGTAAACGGCAAAGGGATTTTGTACGAAGATGTTATCGACTATCCTTTATCGCAATGGACTAAGGTTATGAATTTTGCGAATGCGCATTTGGGTTTTGATGTGCCCGAAGAAGTTGCAAAGGAAGCGAAGGGAAACTAAACGCCCTTATCCTAAAAACAATTTTATATATGTTTCATATCCCGCAGCTCACAACGGAAATGCTTTTATTCCTTGCGCATTTTTCGGGTACGGGATTGAATATACTAGAGGAAACCCCGCTAACGATTGTTATGGATTGGTACGAAAGCGCAATCAAAGTACACAATCATCTAAACTCACCAGCTAAAAAATAAAAAATGTCGCTCAAAAACGTATTCAATTTGTCGGTAGTTTTGTCGGCAGTTGATAAAATGACCCCCGCTATCAATAGTGCGGTTTCAAAAGCTACTACCGCAATGAATCGGCTATCAGCTCAAACCAGCAGGTTAGGCGATAAGGCTATGTCGTTGGGTCAAAGTGCGGGCGTGTTGGGTGTTGGATTAGGTGCTGCGCTTGCTGTACCCATAAAATCGGCGATGGAGTTTGAAACGGGTATGACAAACATTCGTAAAGTTGTGGAAGGGTTAGAGGGCGAAGCAGCATTTAAGGGTTTTTCCGACCAGGTATTAGCACTTGGTCGGGAACTCCCGATAGCTTATGACGAGCTGACCGCAATGGTGGCAGCATCTGGGCGTATGGGTATTGCAAAGGATAAGTTGATTGATTACACCCGCGAGGTTGGAAAAATGGCGCTTGCTTTTGAAATGCCTGCGGAATTGGTCGGCAGCCAAATGGGTAAAATCTCCAATATTTTCAGTATTGCAACCGACGACGTGGGGAAATTGGGCGATGCTATCAACAAATTAGACGATACAAGTTCGGCAGCAGGGAAAGATATTATAGACGTTTTGCTTCGCACGGGCGGGACTGCCAATATGTTAGGGCTATCAGCCGAAAAAACGGCAGCCTTAGCGACTGCGATGCTATCGTTGGGTTCTACGTCCGAAACAAGTGGAACGGCTATCAACGCATTTTTTAATAAGCTTGCGACCGCCACAAAGGGAAATAAAGACTTCCAAATGAGTATCGGCACTATCGGAATGAATTCGGCTGATATTGAACGGGGAATGATTAAGGACGCGCAGGGCACAATCGTTAAGGTTATGGAAGCGATGCAAAAAGTCGCTCCCGAAAAACGGATACAAGTCGCATCTAACCTTTTCGGTGGTGAATATTTTGACGATGCTGCGAAACTTTCGGCAGGTTTAAAAACTTACACCGACGCAATTTCTACAATAGAAAAGAAAAACGCGAACGGCAAGCTGGGGTACATTGGTTCAATGGATAAAGAATTTGAAAAGCGTATGAAAACGTCCGCTGCTCAAATGGGTATATTCAAAAACAATGTACAAGAGTTGGCGATTACGCTGGGCACAACCTTACTACCTGCGCTTAATTCTGTAATGTCAGGAATGCGTCCGTACGTGGCAGCAGCTACACAATGGATAGAACAAAACCCTGCAATGGTAAGCGCAATAACTACGGTCGTGGCTTCGCTTACGGCTTTGTCGGTCGGTGTTGCTGGGGTATCCTTTGTGTTTGGCGGATTACTCAAAACGGTAAGCATTATGTCTTCGGGGATAAGCCTTTTAGGGAGTGCCTACACGGGCTTAGGAACGGTGCTAATTTTCACGCAAAAAGTATTCAAAACCCTTGCGGTTAGTATGATGCTAAACTATCAAACGGGCGGGATTTTGGCTAAGGTTTTGCGGGTGCTTGCGCCTTTGTTTTCCGCCCTAAGCGTAGCGATTGGGTTTGTTACGGGTGCGCTAAAAGTAGTTTGGGCGCTTATGGTCGCGAATCCCATTGGCGCGGTAGTCGTAGCGATTGCAGCAGCCGTTTATATTATTTACCAATATTGGGAGCCAATCAGCGAATTTTTTGTAAATTTGTGGGAGGGTGTTAAAAACATCTTTTGGGGGGTTGTTCAATGGTTGGGTGGATTGGGCGCGACGATGTACAATGCGGGGGTTAATTTAATGACTTCGTTGTGGAATGGTTTAAAATCAATCGCAGGCGCAGTTTGGGAAACCATAACCGCACCATTTGATTACATTTCTGGGTGGTTAGGTGGCGAAGTGAGCAGCCCAACACTATCAGTTGAACAGCTACAAACCGCGCAAGCATTATCGCAGCCTATGGGCGGAGCAGGTGGCGGGAGCTTTTGGGCGAATACTGCGCCAACTCCCATACCGCAAGGCACAAGTTCCAAAAGTGCAACAACAAATACAGTTATGTTTCAGCCTACGGTTAATATAAGCGGAACGATGACCCCCGAAGACCAAAAACGCTTAAACGAAACAATGGGGCGGTGGAATTTGGACATTAATAAGACCTTAGACGAACGCGAGCGTAACAAGCAAAGGAAATCCTTTTCGGACTAAATAAAAGAAAATAGGCTAATATTATGATGAAATTAGGGGATATGAAATTATTTGGTGTGAATGGGATAGATTCATTCAGCAGTTCCACCGAAGCCAACTACGTCCAACACGCACTAATAGAAGGGAAGCCCCGTTTGCAGCGTGTTGGTACGAATTTGGAAACGCTCACAATTACATTTAAGTTGAACGCACTTTATTGCGTGCCCGAAGAAGAATTAACCAAATGGTACGAATTATTAAACGATAGCAAGGTTCAATACCTCACTAATCAGGCGGGAGATTATTACGGTAATTTTGTAGTAAAAAGCTTAAAACACGATATTATAAAGCAGTCAAGCGAAGGTAAAATCCACCACACCGAAGTAACTATTGAGCTTTTGGAATCGGGCGAACCAAATACTAGCATACGAAAGTCTAACCAATCTTTTGCCGTTGGAAATATACCTGGTGCGCCAAAAGCCAAAATTGTAGAAACTCCGTATGGGGCAGCGCAGGAAACAAATGCGAACATTACTGCCGTAAGCGCAGAATCGCAAGCGGTAAGCGATTTGATTGTAAGCGTGAATAACAATCCCGATACTGCCGATTTAGTCTTAGCAAGCGCAGAAAAAAGAACGCAAACAATAGCGGGATATTTAGACCAAATCAATACAGAAATCAATAATACACAATCTAGTATCTACGCTGCTGCTGCTTCGCTGCGGACACATATGTCGGTAATACAAGGGGCATTATCCGTTTTGGAAAATGCTTGCAATACGGTTGATATTGCGGGCGCGGTTGCTGCCGATGCTGCCTATCAAACGACTGTTACGGATTTTAAACGCTATTCTTTGCCAATCTTAATTCTAAGTGCCACCCGTAGATAATGGAAAACACAACCTATATAACCCAGCAAGGGGAGCGGTGGGATACTGTAGCCGAAAAAGCCTACGGGGATAGCCGAAAGTATTCTGATATTATTCGCGCCAATCCGCAAGTCCCGATTACCGCAATAATCCCCGCAAACACGGTTCTAAATGTGCCGATTTTACCAGAACCAATTATTGACGAAAACTTATTACCACCATGGAAAAGGTAAGAACCCCGAAGGTTAAGATTTTGTATAATAAAAAAGATATTTCTAAGGATATTTCTAAAACGCTGCTTTCGGTAAATTATTCAGATGCCGAAGAGGGCGAAACTGACGATTTAAGCTTAGAGTTAGAAGATGTAGGCGGGTTGTGGTCGGATAGTTGGTACCCAACAAAAGGCGATACATTAGAACTATCCATTGGCTACGACGATGTGCTGGTATATTGTGGGTCGTTTGTAATAGACGAATTACAAATCAAACACCCACCAGCAACGGTAACGGTCAAAGGGTTGGCAGCTGCGACCAATAGCCCACTACGAACCAAAACAAGCGGAGCATATGAGCGTCAAACCCTGCGCCAAATTGTGGAAAAAATCGCCCTCGCCAATGGGCTAACCGTGCAGGGAGAAATCGCCAATATTTTCATAGAAAGGGTATCCAAAAACCGCGAATCAGATTTGAGTTTTTTGGCGCGCATTGCAAAAGAATACGGGTATTTATTTTCCGTTCGCGATAAACGCCTTACATTTACGTCCATATACGCAGTAGAAAAGACTAAAGCGGTTATGGAGCTCGCGCGAGGTAGTTTTATAAGCATGAGCTTAGAAGATAAATCAATCAAAACGTTTAAGTCCGCCACGGTTAAGTACCGCAATCCGAAGACCAATAAAGTAGTATCCGCGACCGTAAAGGCTGGGGACATTTTGGAAGGTGGAACGGGAACAGTTGGCGGGGCGAACACGAATACATCTGCCGACGTTTTGGAGCTGAAAGAAACCGCAGAAAATGAACAGCAGGCACGTGTTAAAGCGCAGGCAGCATTACACCGAACCAACACTAACGGACAAACGGGAAACTTTTCGCTGATTGGGAATCCTATTTTGTTGGCAGGCAGTAATTTTCTACTTACGGGAGTTGGCAAAATGTCGGGCACGTGGCATATTACCCGCTCAACACATACCATATCGCGCGATAGTGGATATTTGACCAGCTTAGAAGCTAAACGTTTGCAGGATGTAAGCAGCCCAGAACAGCGCAAAACGCCTTTGAAAAAGAAACGGATTAGTAAATTCAAAGTAAAAAGCACGCCACCTAAAAGCGGGGGCGGTGGTGGTGGTGGTGTAAGGGAATTGTATAGCGGAACAACTTAAAAATATGATAAAATACGGCACGGTTTGCGAGAAAGACCCAGCAAAAGGTTTGCTAAGGGTTGATTTTGAAGAAGACCAAATCGCTTCTTATTGGTACCCAATGGTGGTAACTTCGGTTGCTAAAAACTCATTTTTTGGTCTGCCTGATATTGGGGAGCAGGTTGTATGTATGGTGGACGAAAATTGCGAAACAGGCGTAGTTTTGGGCGCAATACCTTCGGATTCAGTCTTACCCAAACTTGCGAGTAAAGATATAAACAGTGTTGTTTTTTCGGACGGCACGAAAGTATCTTACGACCGTGAAAGCCACGTTTTACAAATAGATACGGTTGGGGATATTACCATAAAAACGACTGCTAACGTGCAAATAGAATGTGTGAATGCAACGGTCAAAGCTACGGTTAAAGCTACCATAGATGCGCCTACGGCTGAATTTACGGGTAATTTGCAGGTCAAAGGGGACTTTGCAACACTTGGAACAAGCCGATTTACGGGAGCCGTTACCGCATTGAATACGATTCGCGCGACTGGGAACGTGTTTGCCTTTACTGCTATCGGCTTAGGCACACACAAACATCAAGTCGGGTCGGTTATCTCATTACCACCAATACCATAAACTTATGATAAGCCCAACCTTAGAAGATTTGCAAACCGATTTTTGGCAGTATTCTTTAGAAACTGCGGGCGGTGTGGTGGAAGGTGTAGAAGATATAAAACAATGTATCAATATCCTACTAAGCACCCAGAAAGGAAGTATCCCATTAAACCCCGATTTGGGGATTGATATTGATAGATACATCGGCTTACCAGCAAGCGAATCCGCAGAATTGCGCGGTGAAATTATCAATCAGATTACAACTTATGAGCCACGCGCGACAATTACAAACCTTGTAATTACTTTTAGCGAAGCAGGCGCAAAAATAACCTTAGCCCTCACGTGGGAATCCAACTTAGGCGAAGGTACAAATACACTAACATATGGGAACGGTTCTTAATGTCGTAGATACAGATGTTACCAATATAGAAAGCGATTTGGTAGCCAAATACGAAGCCCTTTCGGGAACAACAATTCCACCAGCTTCGGTAACAAAGATTTTATTAAGCACTTTTGCGTATGGGCTTTCGCTTTTGGGCGAACAGTTGCAGGCAGCATTTGACCAAACGATTGTAATATCAGCTGCGGGCGCACATTTGGAGCAGCTTGGTTCGCTGGTAGGCGTTACGCGATTGGGACAAACGGCAGCAACCTGTACGCTCCGGTTTAATTTGGTTATTGGGCACGGTGGGGTTATCATTCCCGCAGGCACGCGCATATCTTCGGTAGATACTGCGGTAATTTTTCAGACCCAGCAAGCTATATCCGTAGCAAGTGGGGTAAATCAGGTGGATATTCCCGCAGTTTGTACCACATTAGGAACAGCAGGGAACGGTTACGTAAGCGGAACAATCAACACTAACTTAGACCCTTTACCCTTTGTTAGCACCATAACGCCACCGTTCAATGTGAATACAACCGCAGGCGGGGCGAATTTGGAAAGCGACGAACGCTTACGCGAACGGATTTTTTTAGCCCCAGCAAGTTTTAGCGTAGCGGGTCCCGCAGCAGCATATAAGTATTGGGCGAGAACTGCCAATCCCGCTATTGTAGATGTGGGCATTATTGAACCGCCGAATACACCTGGTCAAGTGCACTTATACGTTTTGGTCGCGGACGGGCAAACAACACCTGCCCAAATTCTTACGCAGGTGTACAATACGGTTTATCCGCAGCGCCCGATGTGCGATACCGTTGTGGTGAATAGTGCCGTGCGATTGAACTACACCCTAAACGTAAATCTTACGCTTTTGGAGACTGCCGACCCTTCGGTTGTGGTGCCTGCGGTTCGGGCAGCTTTACAAACTTTTGTTGATGAAAAACGTAAGACGCTGGGGCGCGATATTGTCTATTCGCAAATTATCCGTATTGCTCAAATAGATGGTGTTTATTCTGTAGCTTTGCCTTCGTTTACTGATATTATTGTTTCACCAATTCACTTTCCGTATTGCAACGCTTTGAACGTGCAATCAATCGGAACTAACCCTGGATAAAAAAAATGAATTGTAGTTTGGCAAGCTTAGAAATAAGCACGGAGCAAGTGCACCAAAACAAAGCTGTAAATTTGGGCGAAAGCCCGCAGGTAGAAGCTACCAATTACACGCACGCAGATACTTTCCGAAAGCTGGAACCGCATATACTTGTAAATAAAGCAGATGTAACCGTTGAGGAAGTGAACGGATTTTTTAAATTTTTAGCACCCGAAGAAATATAATGGATAGCCTTTTACCCCTATACCTGCAAAGCTTTGCGCACATTAAAGCCTACGAACAGGCGGGTGCGCAGCAGCTTGCGGAAACTCCGATTGAAAAGCTTTTGGTCTATTTTATAGATACGGTGGACGAAGCGGTCTTACCTTATTTGGCTGCCCAATTTGACGTATTGGGGGTAAAAGGTTATAAATATGCTACGACCGTAGCCCAGAAACGGGCAGTTATCCAAAATGCTATCCGCTTACACCGACGCAAAGGCACGGTACAGTCTATTATTGATGCGCTTTTGAACATCAATTTGGTAGTGAATAACATTGAAGAAGGTGTTGGCTACAGCGTTTTATACGACGGCACGTTTCAGTACGACGGCACGCAAACGTACGGCAGTTTTGGGCATTGGGCATTCTTTCGGGTTTGGCTAAATTCGGCGAATAACACGGTTATTGATGCGGGACAAATTGCGGACGCATTAGAGATTATCAAAGAATTTAAGCCTGCGCGATGTAGGCTTTTTGATATTACCGTGAATGTGGTTATCAACGATACGACCGACATAGAAGATACGATTTTGTTGGATAATCAAATCGGGCTTTCTGATGCGTTTGGTGGGCTATACAACGGGCTTTTTCAGTACGACGGAACACTTACCTATTCCAACATTAGCGACTTTGTGCGTGCGCGAGCTGCGCGATTTGATGCGGATTCCCTCGCGTTTATTACGGCTGCGGGCATTACAGATTTTGCGGAGCAGGACGCAATCGGGGAATTGGTAGCCGATTTGAAAGCCGAAGGGATTTGGGCGAAAATGCACGCAATTTATCCTATGGTCGGCAGCTCCGCGAATGCCCACAAATACAACCTCAAAGACCCAGCAGATACAGACCCCGCCTATAGGCTTACCTTTGCAGGCGGTTGGACGCATTCGCAAACGGGCGCACTTCCTAATGGTACGAATGCGATTGGCGATACCCACTATGTACCAGCTACAAACGGGAATCTTACCAGCCAACACATTAGCTACTATTCGCGTACGACCTTTTCGGGTGGCGGTGCGGATATGGGAGCGATCGGCACTACGGGGAATGTGTTGGAAGGGCAGCTATTTGTCGTGACAAATAGCTCCGGCAATTTCTATTCAGCAGCCAACAACACCAATAAATATTCCCACGCGGTCGCGATTGATTCTAAGGGTTATTTTATAATAAGCCGAACAGATGCCACAACTACCCGAAGCCACAGAAACGCGACTTTGTTGTATTCAGATACGGGAAATGCTAATACAATTTCAGATTTTAGCGTATATTTGGGCGCTGTAAATGAGCAGGGGACAGCCGTAGGGCATGGCTCGCGTGAATGCGCTTTTGCTACAATAGGCGAAGGACTAAGCCCAGCCGAAGCAATTACCCTAAACACAATCGTACAAGTTTTCCAAACCTCGCTAAACAGAAACGTTTAATGAAAAAAAAGATAGGCGGAGACGCATTAAACCCGAAAGGTCGGGTTAAAATCAAAGTGTATAATGCCGAAGGTGCATTGGTGGATATGCTAAACGGGGATAACCTGGTCGTGAATAGTGGGCGCGAAGCCTGCGCAATTTTGACCGCTACGGGCGATACGGATAAAATCGTACAAGATATTGCGTTTGGTTCTGGTGGAACAATTCCCGACCTTACAGATACCGCCCTTGTAAGCCAAGACCTTATAAAAGCCTTAGAATCTACTACCGCATATCCCACACAAACATCTGTAAAGTACATCGGCATTTGCGAAATAACCGAAAATAATGGAAACCAAATTCGCGAAGTTGGGCTATTTTGTGCGGACGGAACGCTATTCGCACGGTATTATGTCGGGCGCATCGTAAAAACTTCGGATATCCGCGTGGTCGTAGAATGGACAATAACCTTTTAAATCAACTAAAAAATGGCGAATCTAACCCCGACCCCTACGTGGGTTGATGTATATGAGCTAAACACCGCCGATTATGTTATAGGCGGTAGCGGGGGCACCTCAAACACCCAACCGCAGCAGCTTGCTAACCGCACCGAATTTTTAAAAGTGCAAATAGAGGAAATTTATGCGCACAACTCGCAGGCTATCCGTAACGGGGTGCTGCTGGGCAAGTCAAACAGTTCAACGGGTGAACTTGACCTGCTAATTTTCCCCGCGAGTACCACCGTGCGTTTGCAGGCAAGTGTAGGCGCGCCTTTCCGATTTGTGGTAGCGAATGGGTACGACGAAAAAGGCGTAATCGCTACAGTTGCAACGGTTGAATCGGATTTGGAATTATCTACAGTCGGCATTCCCGACGGTACATATAACCTAATCGTAGATTATCAATCCCCAACGAACATAAATTTGGCGTGGTATCAAACTTCGCGTTTTTATGCTAGTGTTGCGGAGCCAACGCCACCACCAGGTGCGGTTTATGGATTGTGGTACAATACGGCTACAGGCGTGCGCAAATTGGGTTCGGGCGGGGCGTGGGATAGCGTAAACACCCGCAGCGCAGAAGTTGGAACGTTTGTAATAAGCGGTGGCGCGATTGCCCTGTTGCAGACATTCCCATATCGGCAGGAATATTACAACGAAAATATCCCTGCGGGGACAATGCTTGCGCACTTTTCCACAATTACCCCATTGGGGGGCTATTTGCGGTGCGACGGTTCGGAAAAATCGCGAAGCCTTTACCGCACCCTTTTCAATGCAATAGGAACGACCTATGGGGCAGGGAACGGAACGACCACATTCAATTTGCCAGATACACGCGGGCGATTTATACGGGATTTGGATGGCGGAGCAGGTCGCGACGCATCGCGTATTATGGGAAGTGCGCAGGACGACGAGCTGAAAGCACACCTGCACGATTTAGAAACGACCGTTAGCGGAGATGGTGGCGGTTCGCCAATCGTTACGCTGGGCGGAACTGCGAGCGGGTACCAAACCGAAAGCGAAGGAGGAACAGAAACACGACCCAAAAACCTTGTGGCTTGTCATTTTATTAAATATTAGTGTACTATGGTGGTACATTTTGGAACGTCTTATGTCTTCGGATATAGGGCGTTTTTTTTATTCTTTTTTTTCCAAAAAATGCAACCTTTGCGTAAAACGTCCGTATAATATTATGTAATCAGTTGATTATCAAACGTTTATAAATTATTTTAACTATGTACAACGAAGAGCAAAAAGCAAAAATCAAAGTTCGCGCACGGTATTTTTATACGGCTTGCGGATTTTACAGTTTAATCAGCGCAATTCGTGCAGCGATAGCCGAAACGCAAATTTTCCCTAAGCTGTACGAAAACCCTATGGTTTATCTAACCTATAAAAAAAAGGATAGAACCATACAACACGCATTCATAACCACCCAAAAAGACTACATACCCGAAATTGATAGGGTCAAAGGCACGGGTTCGGGTTATACCTATTTCCAAGTTAGATTTTATGATACAGTAAAAAGGGGTTGGCGAAGTTGCTTATTACAAAACATAATTGCGGTACATTGGTAAGCAAGTTTGGGCGGATTAAAAACCCGCCCTTTTTTGTTAATAAAATGTTAAATATTAAAAATAGGATTTGTTTTTATTGCACCACAAAATTAAATACTTATATTTGTGCTATTAAATGAACAAACCAATTTTTGACTATGTACAAGTTCCCTTTTCAAATTAGCACAAATTCCATAAAATACGAGGTGCGTCTTGCTAACCTTGCACTTTTCCCAAACTCCCCCGCCCAAATAGGTAAGAAATTGGAAGGGCTGAATGTTTGGCGGTGCGTTTGCAAGCAAGGACACCCCAACCCCGTTGTTGGTCAAACCTTGCGCGTGCAAAGCCGTATGGTGTTAGTCCTATCCTATGCCCCGTTGTTGGTCAAAACTGAATCAGGCGAAGCCGATTTAGTTACTGTTTTTGGTCAAACCTTTGACAAATTCAGCGAACCAACAATCCTACAAAAGGTCGTTCTATGGAATGCCGAATCCTACACGGGCTTTTATGTGGGGGTAGTGTTGGACGAAGAATACGACCGCCAAAAACCGACCGTAGAAGCCGAAGAAGAACAGCCCAAAAAACGCATTTCCTATTTTAATGCGCGTGCCTATATGGAAAGCGATGGAATGCGCATAAGCGAAACATCGCGCCCAATATTCCAAACCCCTATCGTACCAGCAGAAAACCCCGACTTTGTACCGAACGACCTTACTTTGTCTTTCGGCACGCAAACCAGCGACCAGGTGCTGTATAAGATAATTGGTACGAATCAGTTTGGGCACAAAGTAATCTATCAGCAAGGATTTGTACCAACTGCGGAACTTGCACAGAATCGGTTAGAAACTTACATCCAACGAATAAACGGAGTGTATGCGCCCATTGAACCCAAACAGATAGAAGTTGTGGCGGAGCCTTTGCCCGAAGTTATCGCCCCAACAACACCAACCCCACCCATAGATGCCGAAGCTGAATACCTATCCAAATGGGAACGGGGCGAATGGGCGAGAGGCTGGGGAACGGGTATTGATTTTTTAGCAGTCGCAGTATCGGGAGACGTTTGGACCCGATACTATCGCGAATCAGATAAACCCGCAGGTTTGCCGAAAATTGGGAATATCTCCGTGTGGTTTGAGCGCGGTCGGTGGTTAATGAAAAATACCTTTTATGAGCAAGGGCGGAGACACCCCGTTTTTGGCGATAGAGGAAAACGCTTTGATAAGAAAGACCGTATCGGGGCTTTACAAGCTGCCGAAAAAATGCTACTCAACAAACTAAATTATGTTTCGGAAAATATTCGCGCCCAACTAAACCTATTTGACCAATGCTAAAACCTAAAGTATTAGACCTTTTTTGCGGGGCAGGCGGTTGTTCCGTAGGCTATGCGCGTGCGGGGTTTGAGGTCGTTGGTGTGGACTTTATCGCGCAGCCTAATTATCCCTACACATTCATACAAGCCGATGCGCTCGCGGTTTTGCAAGACCCCGATTTTATCGCGCAATTTGATTTTATCCACGCATCGCCACCGTGTCAAGGATATTCCAAAATTACCCCGAAACATATCAAAGCAACAAAGCCCGATTTGATGTTTCCCGTGCGCGACCTTTTGGTGCAATCTGGGAAACCCTTCGTAATAGAAAATGTGGAAGGCGCAAGCAAGGCAGGTCTTCGGGTTGATTTAAAACTTTCTGCTACCCTATTCCCCGAACTTCGGGTTTTACGCGAAAGGCACTTTGAATTAAGCCAACACATACGCGATTATGTTCCCCAGCCTATTCTACCAAAACCACGCGGTAGTGTTAAAACGGGCGAATTGCTTACCTGCGTTGGCTATGGGTGCCCTGGTAGCGGGAAAGGGCAAAAACCGAGCTCTATGGTTTATTTTCGCGGAAAGCTGAAAGACCATTTGGACAAAACTTTGTTTGAAAATAGGGCTTTAGCGATGGGCATTGATTGGATTAAAATCGGCACGGCTAAGTCCAAAATGAAAGAATTGGTTAATGCAATTCCCCCCCCTACACGGAATTTATTGGCAGCAAAATTTTTAACTATTTTTTAGGAATAAAACCTATTCCGAAACCACAACTAACATTCTTTGACTATGGAAATGTATAAGCAGCTTTTAGAGCTATTCAATAGCTGCCAAAATGCAAGTATTATATTGGCAAATACTCTTATGGAATCGCAGGGTATTTGTAAAAAGACATTCCTTCAATACCTAAAATTTGACACGCTAAAGTTGAAAGATTGCGACGAACGGGAAGTGTGTTGGAATTGGCTATGGGTGGAATTTATAAACGCTTGCAGTTTGGGGCAAATTACAGTTTATGGAGAAAGTAGCATTGAAGGCATTCGGCATTTAACGGGCTTGCGGATATTTAGGTGGCTATACTATACGCCCATTTTTACCAAACACGCTAAGGATTCACC